GCTGGTCTTTTTGCCCATCATGGCGTTGGCGATCTGGGCGTTGATGCCATTGACCGTGGTGCTCATGATGTTCTTCACCGTGGCCGCCGAGTTGTTAGCGTCGTTGGTGAACTCGGTGAAGAACTCATGGAAGCCGCGGCCGGCCGTCTGCATTGACTGGTTGTAGGTGTCCTGCGCGTGCTGCAGGCCAAAGGCATCCTGCGCCGTGGAGATGGCGCCGTTGGCCTTCTGCAACTGCTCGGTGTGACGTTCCTGCCAGACTTTGAGGTCACCATCAGAGCGGGCGCCTGGCGACTCGGCCGCGATACGGTCGCGGTTGGCCACCAGGATTGACATCATCTGGGTGAACTCAGAGGTATGTGCCGCGGTGAGCTGCTTGCTGGCCTCCGGTTGCGACAGGGCTCCGGTCTTCTGCCGGAACTCGATCCACTTGGCGGCGATCTCCCCGGTCTTTTTGACGTGCTCTTCCTGGTCCTTCGCTTCTTTTTCGTGGATGGAGGCCAGCCGGTCGTTCTCGGCGTTCAGCTTGTTATTGAAGCGGTTGAACTCCTCCAGGTCTTTGTGTTCCTCAGCCTCGTCTTCCTTGTAGGCAGCGGCGCGGAGCTTGGCGAACTCTCCACCTTGTCGCATTCCAGTGTCGGGGTTTTTAACTCCGTAGGCCCACTCTTCGTTACCAGGCCGGACAGACGGAAGCTGGAGGGCGCGATCGTAGCGCGCATTCGCATCAGCCAAGCCTTCCAGGATGATTCCGATGAGGCGCTTCTCCGCCTCATCGCCCTTGGTGGTGTCCTTCTTGTTGGCTGCGGCAGCCTGGTCAACCCCCTGGCGCTTCTTAAGATCACCGAGATCGAATTCCCCCAGGGCGTGCTGCAACTGCTGCTGGGCGGAGTAGTTGACGACGCTCAGCGCCTGAATGGTTTTCGAATAATCGGCTCCCGGCGTGGTGGAATTCGGGTTGTACTTCTTCTGCTCCAGCACAGCCTGGTTGTAGGGCATGTATCCGATATGATTCGGATCTCCGCTCTGGTATTCCTTGCGGTAGTCCTCAAACACCTTGGTCAGAGCCGTGCGCGCGTTTCCCGTGATCTCATTGAGTTGTTCCTGGCTGGAGCCATGGGACTTCGCCTCGACCAGCTCGTCACGAAAATGCTCGACGGTCTGTTCCATCCTGGAAGAGAAGTTGTCCCACCCACGAGATACGTCGGTAGTGGCACCCTGGCCAGTGATGAACCCCCAGGTGCTGCTAACAGACTGCTTGCGCAGCAGGTCGGATACCTTCTGGGCGGACTGTGAAAGTTTTTCTACCAGGGTATCGGCGCTGACGATTGCCTCGTCGATCGCATCCTTGATGGCGTTGTGCGGCTTGTGCTCCAGCTTGTCAATCGACTTCTGGATTGCGTCCTTCTGCACTTCCAGGGCGTCGTTGGCGTTGCGGATGGGAATCAGAACCTCGCCCATCTGCTTGGCCATTTCCCCGGCCTTTTTGCCGTGTTCGTCCCACGCCTCTTTCAGCTGCTTGACTTTCTCGGCAGCCTCGGCGATGACCTTGATGACGACGAAGATGGCAATGGCATCAAAGGCCGCGGACATGGCCTTGGAGACGCCGGGCAGCTCCGAGACAAACGTCCGAATGTGGCGCGGGACCGTGACGCCGAAGGCCTCACCGAAGAGACCCAGGGAGTGGTTGGACTCCTGAATCTCCTTCTGGGTCTCGCGCATGGCGGCCCGGGCGGAGGTCTTCATCTTCTCCAGCTCGGTTGTGACCTGGGAGGTATTGGCCCGGAGGTTTACGGATAGCGATGCGACGGCCATGGCCTAACCCTCCTTCACGGTGGTGCCTGGCGTTGCCAGGATGACGTTCATGATTTGCTGCGCAATCTTTTTGCGGGTGAGGCGGCGGGGGCGCTCGGCTGACTGGCGCCTCCACTGTGACGGCATGAAGAGTTGCGGACGGAGCGGCTTTTTGGGAGCTCCAAGGGAGAAGTTGGCGGTGGCGGCGCATGCCATCCCGTTCAGCAGCTCGGTGTGCTGCACCTGGTAGTGGTGGAAGCGGCGCAGCGCGGCGAACTGGCGGGGAGTGAGCGCCCAGAACTCCTCGGGCGACAGGTGAAAGCAGAAGCGTGCCTCAGCCAGCAGGAGCTGCCAGAGAACCTCGGGAGTTAGAGACTCTCTGGCGTCGCGGGGTTTTCCGGCGCTTCCTCCCGGATACCATCCACGCTATTTGCGCCGTAGTAGCACGCGGCCAGGGCGGTAGCCAGCTCGCCGAACATCGTGGGGAGCGGCATCAGGTCGCCAACCGCTTCGAGGGTCAGCTCAGGCTGTAGCTTGAGCAGCGCGGCAAAGAGCAGCGCGCGCAGCTTGCCGGCGTCGAGCTTCTGGAAGTCGATGGCCGTGAGCATGTTGATGCCGGAAAGATTTTCGGCGACGGCGATGGCATTGAAGTCATAGCAAAGGAAGTATTTCTTTCCCTTAAGCTCGATTTCAGTCTTGGGCAAGGTGGGGTCAAGTGCGGTATTCGCAACAGTCTTGTTGGACATGGGTATAAGGGTTGGGGGGTGAGCGCACCCCCCTGACGGTTAGCTGCCCGGAGTGACGGTGGGCGGAACGTTGATCTTGATCTTGGCGCTGAAATCCACGCCCTTGGTCTCGGCGATTTCGCCGAAGGGAGTGTATTCGGTGATGACGCCGGTGAAGGCGATCAGGTTCCCGCTGTTGGTCTGTCCGCCGAGCTTCGGGAGCTGCAGGGTGAAGTCATGCGAGCCACCGGCGGCGAAGGCGGTGGCAAGCGCCCCCTGCCCGGGATCGAGCGGCAGGAAGTTGCCTTCGACGTCGTATTCCCCGTAGTCGATGATGGTGGACCCGACCTCTGAGTTGGTGCTGTCCAGGTTGGTGGAGTCATAGGTGCCCATCTTGTAGCCGGAGGGTTTGATGCTCTTGACCTCGGCGACCTTGGTGAACGTCTCACCAGTGCCGCCGTTGCCGATGGACAGAATCGACCCTTTGCCGATGCCAGATTTCGAAGTCATGAGGATTCCTTTCAGGGGTTAGGTGTAGGCGAAGAACTGGAGTTCACGCCGGTAGAGCTGAGAATCGGAGAGGTAAAAGTCCTGCTCGTTCTCCGGCAGGATGAGCTGGATATTGTCGTCCGCATACCCATCGAGGGCGGCATGGACGGCATCCACGATGCTGCACAGCGTCAGGTACGTGTCGGCGAATACGTCGATGGTCACCCGGCTGCGCGTGCGCCAGGTGGCGTCCAGGCTGTAGCCATCGAGCGGGACGCTGGAAGTGATCGAGTAGGTGAGACAGGGAAACGTTGCGCCCGGTGGAATGGCCACCGGATAGATCCCGTTGTTCACCATGTCCGAAATCGCTGGAAGCAAATTGTTCACATTAATCGGAGGATGAGCCGCAAGGATGTCGCGGATGTTAGTGGCTTCCATTCTTTTCCGCCTCCTCCAGTCCTTCCTTCAGCTTGGCCGCAAAGGCCGCCAGCGCCGCATCCATGGATTCGTCGAACGCTGGAACCATGAACCTTTCTGGAGGCACGTGGCCGATGACCCGGCGGGACTTCTTCTTGCCGTGCGACTTTATGTCGTGGCCTTTTTCCAGCCACCAGGCCACGTAGGCCGTGAGGTCGGAGGGGCCGACGCGTACGATTCCGGAATTCCTCTCCGGGAAGAGCTTCACATCGCCGCCGATGTCCATCTTCAGGGCGCCCGGCGGCAGTGAGTTGCCGCCCTTCACATCGTCGGTCCGCTCCGGAGCGCGTTCGATGACGGCGTTCTTGAGGACCAGGCCGCCGGCGGCGAGCGCCTCGCGGAGGATCACGCGCGCCAGCTTTCCCTGGAACGCGCTGAGGCGCTCATCCAGGTTGTCATCCACGTCGAACTGGATCACGTCATTGGCCATGGCTATTCCTCGTCGTTCACGACGTAGGCCAAGAACATCAGCTCACGGTCGCGCTGCTCCACGTTGATGATCGCCTGGATGACATACACCTGGCTGTTGAACACAATCTGGTCCTGGACCGCGATCTTGGTGGTCGGGTTGCCCTCGGCATCCACCCCGGTAGCCACCAGGTGCGGGTAGCGGATCGTGATCTGGTAGGTGTTCTTGTTGATGAATACGTCTGACTGATATTGCAACTGCCCGCGCAGGATCTCGATCTTGGCCCGCGTGGTGAGGTACGTCGTCCAGGTATCGGCTGGTTGGCCTGCGGCGTCCTGCTGGCTGTTGCGCGACTGGAACTGCACGAGGTGGCGGAACTCGCCCGCCGGAGTCGGTCGAAACATGGATCAATACAGTCCGAAGGGTTGGACCGCCTCCGTATCCAGCAGGTTGCACACGCCCAGCGGCAGCTCAGTGGCGCCGGAAACGCCGAGCATGAAGTTCTCGCGGTTGGAATACCAGGCAGCCACCGTGAGGCGCAGGGCCTGCATGATGGTGTCCGGAACGCTGCCGCCATCCGCGTATCCGGCGGTGAAGGTGACTTGCACGGCGTTGGCCATCGGCGCCGTTTGCGGCCAGCACCCAGCCGCGGGCGACGGCAGTACGCGCCCCGGCTCGGAGAGCAGGTCCACCTGGTAGAGCGATGGATCCAGAGTCGTGAGCGTGCCGGAGGTGTCTGCCATGTACTTGATGGAGTCCACCGAGATCAGCGGGCACTTGGGAATCCGGATGGTCTGCGAGTCGTTGCTGCGCCATGAGTTGAAGTTGTAATTGCCGAGCGCGTCGAAATCAGAGCGAGCGGGAGCCGACTCGCCCACCCGGAAGGCAGGAAAGAAGTCGCGCGCCAGCATCCACTGCTGCGGAAGCAGGCAGCGGCCTGTGTAGTT